GTAAGGATGATTCAAAGATGATTCCTTTTGGTACTGAAGTTTTTCACTAACAGCAACTATTTCAGGATTAATCATGTGAGTAAATTGGTTTGTTTTTTGGTCTAAATAGACCAGAACTGATTTATCCGAATCTGTACCCTCAAATTGATTTGCTGCAGCGCCTAATGTATTGTATATTTTACACGTCCGTATCATAGAAGATATAAGACCTTCTAATTCCAATTCTGTGTGATTTTCTAATCTAGGAACGGGTATCAACAAATTAGGATCAGTTTCTATTCTTATTAGTAATTCCTCATTGCCTTCAGAGATTAAATTATCATCAAGTGTCAAGTCTTCCATAGTAATTACGTTTTTTTATTGTTTATGTAGAATAATAATATAATCATTTTTTACCGAGAGTGCAAATATTTGCTGAACTATTTTTAGTCACATACTACAGAGTAGTTTCCCTTTTTTTCAAATTTTATCGTATTTTCAAACTTATCGGTAAGTAGGTCTCCTTTATGTGATATTAAGAAAATATTGCCTTCTAGTGAGTTTAGTAATTTCATTACATCTTCCACTCCAGCATCATCTAAAGATGAATCGAATACCTCGTCTAGAAGAAGTAAATTTGTTTTTACCGAATTTTTTAGTCTAGCAACAGTTCTCCAAGTTAAAAGTAAGGATAAATCAATTCTCATTTTTTCCCCTTCAGAAAATGAAGCGTATGAAAACTTATCCCTATAACGAGATCTTATGGTCTCATTAAAATTTTCATCTAGCTCAAATTCAACAAAAAAGTCCATATTGGATAGGTATTTGTTTACTAATGTGTTCAACATGGGAACATATTTCTGGATAATTTTAGTCTTTATACCACCATCTTTAAGAATATCAGCTGCTACTAAAAATAATTGACTTTTTTCTTTTAGTTCAATCAATTCCTTTTCCTTTATTTCTAAGTCCGCAATTATAGCAGCCAACTCGCCACGTTCGTCTATTGTGTCTGTATCTGTATTTTGAAGGTTTTTTAATTTTACCATCAATTTTTTGATATAAGAAGCAGAGGTTTTTAATTCACCCATAAGTGACTGTACATTTGATGCGAAATCAGTCATTATTTTTAGCTGTACTTTTATATCAGAAAGTTTCTCATTGTGTTTAGCTACTTCTTTTGTCTTGAGTTTTATTGTGTCTAGTAAATTAGAATCCTTTTCCCTTGCGGTTAATATAATACCTTCTTTGTGTTCGGTGTTTATATGTTGCTCACAAGTTGGACAATGTTCTTCGGTCTCGAAAAATTTTATGGTTTTTTGTAATTCTTTTCTATTGGTTTCTAGTGAATTTATATTCTTTTCTACTTTTCTTTTTATTAAATTCTCATCGTCAAATTCAGAATTAAAATGCTGAAATGATAAAATCTCATCATTGAGTACATCTATTTTTGCTTTGGTGTGTAATCCTTTTACTTTAATTTGGTCAATTTCGGCCATCAATTCGGTTATCTGACCTTCATTTGTTTGGTTTATTTTTGCAATCAGTCTCTTTATTCCTTCTGCTTTGTTCGTCAGAATCAACATAGTCTGATTCATATCCTTATAAGTTGATTTAGCGTCAGTAAGTCTTGATTTTAGAAGTATGTTCATTACACTAAAAACCTTTAAATCCAATAACTCTTCTATTATTTCTCTACGCTCATTGGCTTTTAATTGCATGAATGGAATAAATGATGCACTACCAAGAACAAGAATTTGCTTAAATGATTTATAGTTAAAATTTAAAATTTGCTTTTCAAGTATTTCTTGATAATCCCGGCTGTCACCGTTTTGATTTAATAATGTATCATCCTTATAAACTTCAAAAATTGAGGGCTTTATACCTCTTTTTACCGTATATGAGTGAGAATTTATAGTAAAATCTATTTCTGCCAAGCAATCTTTTTCATTTATTGAATTGATTAACTGAGGTTTTCTTATATCTCTATACGGCTTATTGAATAGTGCAAAAGATATAGCATCTGTTATCGTAGATTTACCTGAACCATTGCTACCTACTATCAGATTCGTATTAAATTTATCTAATCTAATCGTTGTAAAATTATTTCCTGTAGATAAGAAATTTTTATAACGTATTTCTCTGAATGTTATCACTCGGCATTATAGTTTAAGGATTCAAAATAAAGTTCTTTAAAAATATCTTTCAATTCTTCTGCTTTGTCTACCTTTATAGTATCTAGGTGTGTATTAAGCATAGTTAAGGTATCATCTCCTTCATCTATAAGATCTTCGTCTGATACTAGATTTATATTTTTGTGATCTTCGACTACTTGTATTTTTATAGGATTCGCGGCTTCAATTTTTTCTATAAATTTATCAAAGTAGTATGCGTTATTTTTTTCTTGAAGAATTATTTTTATATACTTGTTTTTATACTTATCAGCATTAAAATCAAGTAAATCAATCAATTCCTTATCTGTGTCATCATACCAAACTTTTATGAATAATCGTTCCTCATTCCTAAAAAACTCTAATGTTTCCTTTTCTGTATCATAGACATGAAAACCTCTGGGATCATCATAGTCACTCCAAGTCATTTCGTAAGGTGCACCAAGATATTTAATGTTCCTTTGTTGTGATTTATGATGGAAATGTCCAGACCAGACTTCATTGAATTTACTAAAAATTTTCTCGTCTTCGCCATGGGAACATACAGCACCTTTATACATCTCAAAGCCTTCAAACTCTAGATGACCGCAAACTACACTGAGAACATCTTGTTTTTTTAAAAAGGTTTTTATTTGTTCTCTATTATTATCGTTTACCCAAGGAATAAAAATGAAACTACTTGAACCATAGTTAAGTACTTTGGGCTCGTGTATTATATCAATTAAATCAGATTGTGGAAGTAATTCAGTGAGGGCATTAATCTCATTCGTATTCTTATAATAAACATCATGGTTTCCTGGAATTATGTGTACTTTTATATTGTTTTCTAAAATAGGATTAACGAATATTCGTTTCATTCTGTTAGATGTGTGGAAATTAACGAACTTTCGTCTATCAACTAAATCGCCTAAATGAAATATAGTTTTTATTTTTTCCTGTTTTATTATAGGAAAAAAAGTATTTTCGAAAAAGGAAGCTTGATAGTCAAGCATAAAATTTGTGTCGCCTCGGACACCGAAATGAGTATCAGTTACTATCGCTATTTTCATGTATATAAATTGCCAATGGATTGTTAGGTTTTATATTTTTTTTCTTTGATGTAAAGTTACGTTCTTCAAATTTTTCTACAAAATCATTCATACCTGTAAGAAAAGTTCCTTCACCTTCAGATTCTCCACGCATTTTTTCATATTCAGGATTATTGGAAAGTTCTATTGAAAGTTTTTCCTGCATTTTTATCTGAATGTATAATTTTTTCTTTTCCTTTTCTATTCTCCTTAGGAATGCAAAATAGATAATCTGTGTAAAGTATGCGAAAGGATTGCTTGATTTTTCGGGATCAAATTTATGCACATAAACCAAGCAATTTTCTATACCATCATAAATCATTTCTTCTTTAAAATCATATCCAGAGAAATTAGGTTTTTTTGCTAAATTTGTAGCAATACTCAAGACGCACTCACCTACATACTCAGGTATTCTTATAGTTGGTTTCTTGATACCATCATTTATTTGTTTAAAGTATCCGATATGATATTCAGTCAAAACTTCAAGAAATTTCTTGTTATTGACGTAGTGGTTTTTTTTGTTTTTTGCCATGAGTTTAATTAGTTATTACATAATATAATAAAAAATATAGGCAAAGTCAACTTTCTATTGATATATTTTAGTAGGTATAAACCATCAAGAACTAACAGTATTCAAGGGAACCATTAGTTTTACAACCTTTTACATTAGTTTTACAACCTTTTACCATAAAAAATTTGTGATTTATAAAAAAAGTTTTTATATTGTGAGTGAAACGAACAATTCTTTTGAACACTTATATAACTAATGTCCTTAATGAACCTTAGGATATGAAATGTACTCAATGATATAAATGAATATTAGGATAGGAAATGAACCTGGATGATAATGACCATCAATGCAGTTTGGTTAGATATATAAATCCATTCATTAGGTATAAACCATCAAGAACTAACAGTATTCAAGGGAACCATTAGTTTTACAACCTTTTACATTATTTTTACAACCTTTTACCATAAAAAATTTGCGGAACATAAAAAAAGTTTTTATATTGTGAGTGAAACGAACAATTCTTTTGAACACTTATATAACTAATGTACTCAATGATATAAATGAATATTAGGATAGGAAATGTACTCAATGATATAAATGAATATTAGGATAGGAAATGAACCTGGATGATAATGACCATCAATGCAGTTTGGTTAGATACCTAGATCGTTCATCCACTTATCCAACACCTTGTTTTTGTTCTTATCCAATTTTCCGTTATTCTTAAGTTTCTCAATATCTACAAGAATCTCATTTTCTATTTCTTGTTCATTGTAAATAGCCAGTAATCTAGAATATAAGTCAGATGCTCTCTTTGTGGGTAGTGTCATAGCAACAATTGAATTTTTCATCAATACAACAGACTCGTTATCTCCATGGGTCATATAAGGCATTAGGAATAACTTTGGACTATATTCCCTTTTTCTGTAATTATTGCCTTCTATTTCTATCTCCTCAATATCATCATCATCAGCCATGTCGTCAAAGAAATCTTCATCTAAAATTATTTCCATAGGATTATTTAGATAGACAAAGGGATCAGCTGGTTCCGCCGAAAAAGTTATAGTACTGATAAGTTCTTCGCCGCTTATAAGACGGATAATGTTTGCTTTACTTTTCGCTTTTCTTTTCATATAATTCCTGTATTTTTTGAAAATCTATAGATCTATGTGAATAGTTAAAACCATCATTAATATATATTTTCAGCCTCTCAACGCCATGCTCGAAAAGGTAATTTTTTCTCGATTCCGTAGATAAATCATCCACAATATCATACAACGTAGCTTCTAATTTTGTTTCAGTTTTACGAAGTACTCTACCTATAGATTGCAAGACCCTAATCATTGACTTGGAGGGACTTACGAACACTATATTATGCAAATTTTTGTAATTGATACCGGTTGATACAGTTCCGTAAGAACCTATGATTATGTTATTATCTGACTTTTCTATCAATCGTCTAATTTCTTCTCTATCATCAGCACCAACTGATCCTGATATAAAATGTGTTTTATGATTTTTTGCCTTTTCTTTAAATAATTCGTTAAGAGGTATTCCGTGCTTTTCAACATAATTATATATTACAAGTGTATTGCCTTTTAATCTAGTAACAAGGTCAAGAATAAACATATTTCTGTATGGGTTTCTAACAACCCAGTCAATTTCTTCCTGATAGGTTTTTCTTACATTTGCTTTCTTGTCGCTATCAGAATAGTTTAAAGCAATAACATCTACTTTAAAACCCGCAAGAAACCCTTCTTTTATGAGTGTCTTAGTTTTGGTAACTTTATATATAGAACCAAGAAGTCCTGTTATAACCAATGGATGCGCTGAAGATCCTCGTTCGTCAATAGTTCCTGTTGTACCGAACCTTATAGGGCAATATTTCATTTTTTCTAAAATAGAAGACAAAGACTTAGCTTTCGTCAAATGGGCTTCATCTATTACAACCATACCAAAATCAGCAAAAAATTCCTCTTTTTGTCTGAAAATTGCTTGCCAGGTAGATATAGTTATTTTTTTCTCTGTTGGTTTTTTAGAACCTTCATATATCTTATGAATATGTTCTTCATGATTCCAATCAGTAGAATTTACTGAATAATCTTTAAAATCTCCATGTAACTGAGAAACCAGTGATGTAGTAGGCACCACTATTAATGTTTTTACATCGAACCATCTCGCAAGTATGTAAATCATTAATGACTTACCAGAACCTGTAGGCGAAACCAACACCGACCTTTGCATCTGAATGCCTTGATGTATTGCATCTAACTGATAATTTCTAACTTCAAATGGTAAACTTAGGGTTTTTATAAATTCAGTTAAAACCTCTAAGTCTATCTTCTTGGGCATTCTTACACTAGGACCCAGCATTATATTATAATCATTTTCCTTCGCAAATTGTATAACTTTAGAAAGTAGTCCTGCATATAATGTTCTATCTTTAGCATTAAATAGGTGTATATTACCGTCCCACATTTTATTCTTGAAGGCTGGCATAAACTGATAACCTGGCACTAAAAAAGAAAAATGTTGCCAGAGTTCTTTAATGATATACCTTTCAGCATGAATCTGAATATATACATCATTAATTTGTGTTATCTCAAGCACCTGAGATATATTTTTTGTATTCAATCGCATTTTTTATAGACCATGTTCTTTGTCTGATTGCATCCATATAATTACGGATTAATTCTATTTTTTTTATCTGGTAATCATTTTTCATTTTTATTTTTTGTATCTCTTCATCAGAATCTAGATACCTGGAAATATCGCTGTTTGACAACTTGTCAAGAAACTGTGATAACCCTCTTTCTTTCAACTCTGTTTTACCTAATTTTCCGCGGAAATATTCAATTTTGAATCTAGTTTCAACCGCCAATTCTTGCTTATGTTTTAACAGTAATAATTCTTCCTGGTTTAAAATTGTGGACCATTTTTGCATCAATGAAACACTTTTTAGAGACTCTTCGTCTAATAGGGTTTCGTCAATTTTTAAATCTATTTTACCTTCTTCAATAATATCATTTAACTTCATTATATTACATTTTTTATTTCATATTTAGTGTACCTAAAAGCAGCGGTGGCTGTTATTGTTTCCTCATCTGTACTTTGTGTAGTAAATGCTAATTCAGATATGTTCATAGGAAATAGGTTTTCGAATGTTATCTGATACTTAGGAATGTACTTGTTATTCATTATGGTTAATGTTGCATCTGAAGCATAATTCCTATCGTAGTCTCCAAAGTCTTTATGTGGTGCTATAGATTTAATCCAGTTGTAAACTTCCATCCAAGATTTAAGATCTTCATCGACCACAAAAGTAACATCAAATAAATCATAATCAAGTAAACCACCTGGACGGGGAATCGGATTAAATGCTGTGGGCTGTTGTTCTTCTGTCATAGATAATGCAGGTATGCTCACAGATTGTGCAAAATATGATGTAGTTGGTATTTTCGTAATATCCAATTTAAACCTATTAACAGATAGGTAATTAATATTAGCTGGAGTAGACATATGGCTTCTGGTTTATTTATTTGTATTTATTTGTATTTATGAATTTATTAGTAGAGATTATTGGTCAGTATAAACTAAAAAATCCGAGACGAATCTCGGATTTTAAAGAAGTTTTTTGTAAGTTTAAAGTATGTTAGTTACTTTAGCCTTACGGTAATATACGTTAGAATCCGCAGTAAGTGCAGAAGTAACAGCACCAGATCCAGCAGAAAATGGATTTCCAACCATTCCGTATCTAGTCTTGAAACCTACTTTAGGCTGGAAGCTATTCTCGTTAATTGCACGAACCATTTGTAGCGGTACGTATGGGCAATAAAAAATACCAGCATCAAATGCAGAAGTACCTTTATAACCAAGGCAATAAAAGTCAGTTCCTGTATTCATGTAAGGATCTATGAATACCTTCATTCTTCCACCACCGATTGTACCGGCAAAAGTAGAAGCATTTTCGTCACTAACTAAAGATGCTTGAAGTGCAGGTGCATGATCTAAAACGCCAGCCATTGCAAGTGCAGAAGCAACATCAGCAGAACAGATAAGAATATTACCTTTCCCTCTACGAGTACGCTTCGAAATTGCATTAGCATCTTTCTCGATTTGGAAATGTAATCCTTTGAAACGTTCTGCAGCCCAACGGCCATCAGCATCAGCAGTAAGGTCAAACGTACCATCAGCAGTTGTTCCTTGAGCACCAAATTCGGCAACTCTATATACTGTACGTAAAGTTTCACGATTAATTTCAGCAAGAATCTCATTAGCTAAGATACTTGATAATTCTTGTTCAGCATCTAGACCGTGAACGGCTTTAAGATCTTGCGCAAGTTCAATTGTGTATTCCGCTTTCAACTGACGTGTTTTTGCTTCAACCGCAACTTTCTCGATTGTGAAACCCATTTCAGGAAACGCAGAAGATGCTTCAGCGGTTTCGGTAGCAATACCAGTACCAGAAGTCATTGTAGCAGTGTTAGCAAAATCAATAGGATTGATTTGGCTACCAGTTCCAGAGAATGCTGAATTAACTTCATCGAAGAAAGTTTCAGCAACACTAGCATCAGTACTATTAGCATATTGTGACTTCATCGCAAAGATTAATCCAGTAGGACCACTCATTGGTTGAACGCCAGCAATATCATAAGCCATCAAATTAGGTAAACTTCTTCTTACTAAGTTAATTAGAATAGGATCGTATCCCTGGACATTACCAGAGGAAGCATTAGGGCCGCCAAGATTGCCAGAAATGTTAGTAGTTTCATTAAGCAAAGAAGCTTGCTCTTGGAAAGCTCTTTCCTGATTTTCTAAAAGAACGGCAGTAACTGCTCTTTTATATTGATCTTTAATAGGGTTCACGCCATCAGCGTCTAAGACAGGTGCCCATTTTTCTTGTAGATGTTTATCAAGCTGCATTTATTGCTCCGTTGATTGTTTTATTAGTTATTAATTTTAAATTTATTTATGGCTTGTACATATTTAGACATATTGTCTGATAATGTATATTTTTTATTTGTAATTTCAGTATCTTCGTTTAGAGTAGTAATACCACGATTTAGAAATGATTCTTTCAAAGTCTTCAATTTTTCTGTGTATTCTTCTTTATTATCGAAAGATATATCTTCAGATATTAATCTTAGACGTTCTCTGTCAATTTCAGTTAAATCTTTAGAAAGAGATTCAAAGATATTGTTATTTTCTAAATCTGTTTTATTTTTCTTGAGCTCAATGTTCTCATTGATTAATGTATCAAGTCTTTCTTTTAGCACAGAAACTTCGCTTTGTGCGCTTTCATATAGGTCTGCTTTATCTTCTGGAACTGTTATGTTATTTTCGGTAAAAAGAGTTTTCATACCGCCAATTAAACTTTCAGCCATTTCTACTTTAAGACCCGTTTCGATAGCAACAGCATTTTCGGCCATCCAATTTTCTACTACATAGTCAATATACTTATCAGTTTTTTCCGATAATTCTTGAACAACGTAATCTTTATAATCTATACTTTTTTGCGTTAATTCTTCATTGATAGATTCTACATATAAAATTGCAGCTTCTTCAAGTTCATTAGTTTTTTCGATAATCATAGCTTCAATTATGGTAGATGCTTTTGATTTGAAAGTCTCTGTTAAAGTTTCGCCTTCGAAGATAGAACTTAATGATTCTTTGATGTTCTTTTTGTATTTCTTTTCTACTACATCTTTTTTATCATCGTCATCATCGTCATCGTCTTCTTCGTCGTCTTCGTCGTCATCGTCTTCATCTTTTTCGACTAGACCTTCTTTTCTTTTCTTAGCATCAAGTGCGTCTTTAAACTTTTTAGGTTTATCGAGTTCCTTTTCTTCCTGTAAATGTTTGTTATTGATAGACATATAATAACCTAATATTTAGTTGTTTTGATTTATTTATATAATTTGATTTTTTCAAATGTTTTTTAGATACTTTTAATGAAAGATTCAAAAATTTCTAGTTGTTTGCTCATAGTAAGACCAATTACTGTTTTTGATTCCTTTTCAATTTTCCTTTTAGTTTCTTCTAATTTTTGAACTAATAGTCCATTGTGAAATTCAAAATCAACACCTTCCATAATACCTTGAACAAAAGCGCTAGGTGCCGATGGGTCAGAAACAATATCAGCAGCTGTTGCTAATATAAAATCGGATTGGACAATTTTTTTCCCTTGCGATTCTTTTAATGTACCTAAACCTCTAGAAGAAACACCAAGCAAAGCACCTTCATCCATAAGATTCTTTACAATTTTTCCCATAGGTGTGTCAAGTATTTTGGCTTTACCTACATAATCATTTCCCTCTTTGACCAATTCCTTAATCATGTGAGAAACCCTATCTAAATTAATAGAAGGACCTGAAGGATGGTCAAGTTCACCAAATGCTCTATTTTTACCTATATAGGCTTCTGTGTAGGTTTTAACACCTTTTTCCATTACTTCTGATGGATAGATTCTTCCGTTTCTATTTGTAATTTCAGCCTGAAGAAAAACCCCCTTTATGTAATAGTCCTTCTTAGCATCACCTTCAATAATGAATTCTACAGATTCATTTACTTCCGACATTAATTTCATCCGTCAAACCCCAGCATTTTACGTTTTCTAAGTGTTTTTTTCCTTTTTCTATCCGATCTGTTTAATTTGGCCTTTCTTTTTCTAGCACCTCTTTTCTGAGAAAGGGCTCTTACTCTACGCTCGGTAGACTTCATAAATTCAGCTTTGCCTTTTCTAATCTTGAACTTTTTATCTGTACTAACTACCTTACGGCGCTGAACTTTGCCGCCACGAATTCTGTTGGTACGTTTCCAACGTGTTTCGTTTAATTCAAGAAATTGTGAGACCGAAAGCATTATTCTTCGGTATTATCAGAAAAAGCAACAGCACGATAATCAGCAACATATTCAGCTGCTCTTTTAGTAATTTTATTATTGAGCTCTTGTGTAAATTCGGAAATTTCATCCGTTTTTAATAAATCAATCATTTCTTTGGTATTCATGTATATCCTTCAATTGTTTTTATTTATATTAATTAAAAATCTATCAGATTTGGTTTTCTTCATCTTCTAAGAAATTATCTAAGTCCATATCAAGCAACCTATCATTGCTATAGGAACTTTGTTCTTCTTTTAGATTAAACTTGGTATTTTCTTCGAAATTATCTTGAGTTCCTATGCCATCTTTTTCTTCAGTCTTCATTTCTTTTTTCATCTTCTCAATTTCTAAATCATCTAAACGTAGTATATTTTTATATACCCAGTTTTTAGAAAAATATAAACCAACATATTGGTTTACATCTCCCAGCATGCTAAGACGGTCCTTTAATACTTCATTTTTCTTTAATTCACTAAAGTTATTATCAAGTTCAAACTCATACCTGATGCTATTTCTAAGTTCTTTCCAATCATCCCTCGACAGAATCCCTTTGAGAACTAGTTGGGTCATTAGAAAATCGTCGAATAAGCTAACAAACTTATTTCTCAGGCGATTAACAAACCTATTAAATTTAGTTTCGTCCCGTGTTATTTCAGTAGCACTACCTAAGGAAAATGATGAGTCTGATTCTAATCTAGAAACGGGTACATGAAGGGATTTATATAATTTCTTTTGGAAATATTTAACATCTTCTAATTCTCCTAAATTAGCCCCAGATGGTAACGTTTGTACTTCTGTTCCCTTACCGCCTTCACGTCTAGGCATCCAGTAATCTTCTAGCATGCTCATGTGTCTTTTCTCGTCCTTCAATTCCCCAGTAGAAGAATCATAGACCAGTTTAGATTTATATCTAGACATTAACTGATTTAAGTATTGTTCCGCTTTTGCCTTTGGTAAATTACCAACATCAACATAAAAAATTCTTCTTTCCGGCGCTCTTGCTATTCGATATATAACAACAGAATCTTCTAACATCTTTAATTGATTCAGTGGCTTAATAGCTTTATGTAGGAACGAATAAACAAGTCTATTATCAATAGATCTTAAACCTGAAGTTACATGGGATATTGAATCAACAGACATTTTTAAAAGTTTATCAGCACCACCCGATTTAACTTGATTTGATGATTTATCTGATACTAGACCTGATGGGTTATATAGAAAATATTCGGAAATGTCTGTAATTATTTCAGCACCATCATCTCCTTTGCCTTTTGTTACTTCACGAACTTTCTTTATTTTTCTAGGATCTATTAATGTAAATGAAGTTATACCTTTTTTTGGATTGGTAGTATCTATTTTTTTCTCATAATATAACCTACCATCTACATACCATTGTCGGAACATATCGTAGGCATTAAAGTTAAATCCTATCATATTCACGATATTTTCAAACTCTTCCGCAATTTTTTTCTTTATAGCATCAGAGGCTTTTACATCATCTACATTTATATCAATTATTTTTGTTCCCTGGTCAACACTTATCGCTTCATTGACAATCTCATCTA